TGATTCCCCCTTCGGGATAAAGTTGCTTTTCATTATTTCTTTTCTGCCGCCTCACTGTACTCGTATGCGTGAAGGAGAGCCAGCTCCTGGTTTCTCAGCACCTCATAAGCACATTCCGGCAGCTCGACCTCTTCACCGCGCTTGATGAGCCAGCTGCGGTCATTTACCGACACGAAAACGTCATCGGCCATTTCCTTGGTCTTGGGAAGTCTGATCTTATATTTCTTTTCTGCGGTAGCAGTATTTGACATTTGTTTTTTCCTCCGTTTGTTATATTTTGTTGTCCCGCCCGGGCGAGAGATACCGGGGTCCTGAATATCCGGCAGGTAAATTATCATTCCGTTGTCCGTTCCCCCGGGCAACTCGCCGCTCCCGTCCCTTATTATGGTTTAGCTTCTATCAGTTAGCAGATGCAGACTGAGAGAACTCGCCGCAGGATTCGATTCTGACCATGTAGTTTTCTACCAGTCTTTCTGCGGTCTTAAGAGCCTTCCAGCCCACAGAGCTTCTCTGATCAAGGGGATCGGCTGTACCGGCAGAACCCTTCTGCTTTACGATGGTCTGAAGACCTCCGCCGGTGATCTCGGTGGTACCGTATGCCTCATCGCCGAAGATGAGGGTACAGAATACCGCAAGACCGCTGGGACAGGTGCTGTTTTTGATAATAGCTGCCTCAGAGGTCTGAACGAATCTTACACCGCTGATCTTGCCTATCTCGCCAACGTAAAGATTCTCGGGCTGAGCATACTTGTGTGCGTCGATCCACTCGGGGTCACGCATAAGGTCGTAGGCAACGTAGGGGTGTACGATGGCAACGTAATCACCGTTTATGGTGGGAGCATTGTTTGCACGAAGCTTTGCCACAGCCTTCTGTACCTGCTTTACGGTGAGCTTGGCAGTGGTGTCAAGAGCACTTCTTGAGGTAACTGCGGTCTCGCTTCTGTCTGCGGCAACCTTAGGACAGTAGTTTACGTTGGTGCCTGCTACTATGATATTTCTTACGATGGTATCAAGGGTAAGGCCTGCCTGTCTGCCAAGCAGCTTAGTCTCCTCAACGATGGTGTTGTCAATGGAGGTAAGCTCAAGCACGTCGCTCTGAACTATGTAGTCGCCGTACTGAGAAACGGTAGCGGTGACCGCCTGAACGTTAAGGGCCTTTCCGTCGGGGGTAACACCCTCGGTAAGAGGAGTTGTTGCCTTGGCAAGAGGGGAGAACTTACGGAACTCGATGGTCTTGCCGGAATTTGCGGGAATGGGACGCTTCTGACCGAACTGATCGTGAACGAGAAGTGCGGAGGCCTCATCGATAAGGTTCATATCGTAAAAGGTCTTCATTTCAGGTGACAGATCGTTGCCGGTTGCGGTAGATACAGTGGTATTTACTGTGGTGTCAGCAAAAAGCTGAAGGTCAATGTAATTGTTGTTCATGTTTTTCTCCTTTGTTTTCAGAATTTGATCTTTTCTCCCCGCTGGACACGGCGAATTATCTCCCGCCTGTCATCACGGGTAAGCTTTGACACATCATTCTTGACGATAGCCGGTGAGCCGGGGGACAGTCCGTTTTCGCTGGGCCTGATACCGTTTGCAAGGATAGTATTGGTTATTCTCTCCTCCGCGCTTTTTTTGGCATAATTCATTATTGCGGGGATGATCTCATTTTTGTGCAGTACCTCATAGGCCGTTCTTACGTCAACACCGCTCTTTAACAGCTGTGTGAATCTTCTGTCGGACATCTCCTGTCTCAGATCAAAGGAAGGGTACACCTCTTTTAATTCTCCTGCATCCTTTACCCAGACTCTTACTCTGCTGTCAGCGATGGCTCTTATCTCATCGTCTGTTTTGCTTTGCTCGAGTGGTGCTCTGCCGTTTTCTTCGTCAGAGCTGTCTCGGATATCGGTATCCTCGGGAATGGAGCCGTAATGCTTTGAGAGAAACTCAAGGGCGGGTTTTATGCGGTTGTACCTGGCCTCGGTATCCTTTGCGGACTTCAGCCGACGTCTTACCGTTTCACTCACCCTTTTGTCATAAAGATCCTTGTACTCTTCCTTTATCAGACGTTCAAATTCCGCCTGCCGCTTGGCTTCGGCATCACTTGTGTCATTTTCCCTCTGAGCGTTAAGGGAATCATCGTCGGCAGAACTGTTTTCTGCAGAGATGTTTACGCTCTTTTCCCGGGACTCGGCGTCAGTCCCGTTTACGCCGGCCTCTGCCGGAAGATCTGCCGATTCTCCGAAGAGGGTAAGGTCGATGCCTTTTTTTCTTAAGTTATGCATTTATGCTTTCCTTTCTGCCCGTAAGTGGGCGACTCTTTTGGTTATCTGAAGGCGTAATGCCGATACCAAACTTTTTGTTTATTTTTACGTAACGTGGATAGTTCTGAGCCAGCAGCTCAAGACCCCTTACCGCAAACTCCATATCTGCTCTGAGAGCGCTGTAACTGCTCTCTCTGCCGGGGACACGGGAGACTAAAAATGTTGCTTCTCCCCGTTCTGTGCTGAATTTCCCGGGTCCGTCGCAGTCACAAAAACGGGCGGCAAGTGTCTCGGTAAGGGCAGAGCAGGCGGCGCAGACGATATCCTTGCCCGGCTCACCGTAGCCTGCGTGTCCCTTTACAGACAGCAGTGCGGTGCCTCCGTTTACCGTATATTCTGCTTTTATCATCCTTTTACATCGTTTCAGCCGGGGACAGAGGCGTTTGCCGCACGGGTTCTTGCCTCCTTGGTCACACGGCTCTCACCTTCCGCCTCCGGGAACTCTTTTTTTGCTTTGACAACCGCGGCTGCCTCGACTGCCAGCTGCTGCTTTTTGTAGCTCTCGCCGTTTCCGGCTATCTTGTCCCGCACGAACTGCTTTCTGTCAAAGTCCATCATATCAATGCAGGCAAGAGCCTGATCTGATATCCTCGGGTCAAAAAGACCGGCCGAGAAGAACTGTAGTGCCAGTTCATTCTGGGACATCTTGCTGTAGGGGGATGCCTTACCGGCGCTTACCTCAACGTCAAAAAGAGGCAGACGGTAAGATGACGCAGAAGAGGAACGAATCCCCTTGTTTCCGTATTTAACGAATCTGTAGCTCCCCTTTTCCCCCAGTATCCTGAAGCACCTCGGAAGATCGTAGAACTGGCGGATAAGTTCAATTATCATAATGCATACCTTTCTGTATGCTCTGTATGCGGATTTACTTGAGTCTCTTGACAGCTTACTTCCGGCCTCCTGCATGGCGGCTATGGCGGATGCTGCGGTAACGCCGTGAGAACTGCCGCCGGTGGATATGTCACGGTTTCCGGTGGTCTCCTTGAGCTCGTCTATTTTGTTGTTGATCACCTGAACATAAATTTCATTCAGCGGTTTTCCCTGAATGGGCAGAATACTGTCCTGTCCCAGGTTTCCGTCAACGTGAACGAAATCCTTGGTCATATCTGCGTATTCCTCTTCGTTTACCGATCCGTCAGTACGGATAAAGTGTCTGGGACGGCAGTTGGCAAGCATATTCTGCATTATGGCGGCATTGCCTCTGTCTATATAGCTCTGGGCATCTTTGCCGATGTCTATATAACCGAAACCGGCGGGCGTACCCTCTACTGAATAAAGGGGATCAAATATAAAGGGATACATACCGTGGTCATAAAGTCCTCTTTCAGAGAGGAAGGGATCGTTCTCCGTTGCATAGAGAAGCTGATCGTTTACGTATTTAGCGTAGTGCAGGACAGTTCTGCCGCCTGACTTTTTCTTGTAGTACCAGTCCACCACCGCCGATTTTCCGGAGGTGTCCACCGTGTCGTCGTATATGTATCTTGCCAGATCCTGGGTTATACCACCCAGTTTCCCTTCAAGGAAGGGGTAAGACGCCTCAAGTATATCGTTGTCCTGAAGCTCTACGTGGAACAGGTTTCTGCTTTTCTGAATATCTGTAACACCGCTCTCCCAGAAAAGATTGATAAGATCTATCTTTTTTACTGCTATATCACCCAGCCCCGACAGCTTATCCTTGTCCCAGAAAACGCCATATACACCGGTACCGCTTTTCAGCTTGTAGAACCACACGTCAGAGTATATCTGCTCAAAATCATTCTGGTCTAATATTACCGGGATAACGGATGACAGCATCTCTGCCTCTCCCCTGTCGCTTTCCTCTCTCGGAAGTATGCTCGGTGTGGGATAGCTGTCCATAGCCTCGGCGTGCTTGTTGAGAATACAGTTTAGAAGCCATGCCGATACTGGACGTACCTCTTCATTGTTGCTTCTCATGCATTCCCAGTGTCTGAGCTTGAACCATTGCTCGTTGTCAATGATCTTCCTCTCAAGATTTGCTTTACCTTCCTTGTACTTGCGCAGTATGCGGTTGGCATTTGCTATCTGATCCTGTCCGATCTTTTCTTCAAGTATTGCAAATGCACTTACTGCGTCTCGGCTGACACTCTCATCATCAAGCACCGGTCGGATCTCATCGTTTTTTGCCTTTTTACTTTCAAATAATGGCATTTTTTCCTCCGTTTTTAATTTGTTATTCACCTTCCACTACCTCCATTCTTGATAGTACGGAGGGTGGACGAACGTCTTTTTTATCAATGTCAAGGAATATTCTTTTGGGATCGTTTGAATATCCGTCTGCTGTTTTTTCTCTCGGCTTTATCTGTCTGTGCATACAGAAATATCTGGTCTCGTCCGCAATATGATCCTCGCCGTCGGTGTCCAGATCCTCCGGGCGCTGACCGTCATATCTGAGAGAGGGAATGGTGCGTATAAAGGCCTTGCAGTTACTGAAAACGTACAGCATAGCGTAGCCGTTTTCGTCAAAGGTCATCCTGTAGTGCATTTGCATCCAGCCTGGGATCCGCTTGTTGTCCCCGGGAGAAAAGAAAACTCTGTATTTTGCCGCTCTCTCGGCTAAGCTCTCTCCTGACTCCGCATCCCATATAGCGGGGTCAGCTATTCCGATAATATGCTTGTTTTTTAGCCATCTGTGTTCGGATTCTATTCTGTGTATCTCGGAAAAGACCTTGTCCGGGGTCCATTTAACACCTTCGTTTGCTGTCCCGGTACACCCGTACAGCTCAAGGATCCGGTAAGCCGTACCGTCCCTGTCAACCGCCCACCATCCGCAGGAAAAGGGCTTGTTGTATCCCCAGTCAAAGGAACGGTATATCTGATAGCTGTCGGGTATTTCAAAGGGTTCGATA